GCTAAACAAAGAGAAAAAACAGCGATCACTTGCTTCATTGCGCAAAGAAAGTGTAATGTCAGCTGATAAGAAACCAGAAAAGTTTGTTAAACCAGATGGTAAAGTAGGTATTCGTATGGTTCGTACAGATAAGAATGTGGTTAATAAAGATGCTTAAGTTTAAATCCTTCTGTGAAGAAAAAGATGCACGGTTAAAATCGGCTGGGGTATCTGGGTACAACAAGCCAAAGGGTACGCCGAGCCATCCCACTAAATCTCACATCGTTGTTGCCAAAGCCGGTGATAAAGTTAAGACTATCAGATTCGGTCAAGCTGGTGTAAGCACTGCTGGTGCACCTAAGAAGGGTGAATCTGATAAACAAAAGGGTCGTCGCAAGTCGTTTAAAGCACGCCATGCTAAAAACATTGCAAAAGGTAAAATGTCTGCTGCTTATTGGGCAGACAAAGTAAAGTGGTAGAATACATGGCAGATGATCAAAGACTAGACCGAATTGAAGCTAAGATTGATAAACTTTCAGATGCCATGATTACTATAGCAAGAGCAGAAGAAAAACTTGTAAATATGGAACAGAAATACTCCGTACAGTACGACCGTATGAATAAGTTTTCTGCGAAACTTGATGATCTTGAACGTTTAGTAACGCAAAATGCTACAACAGTAAATACTATTAATAAGCTATTTTGGGTAGCTATAATTTCAATGGCAGGCGCAATTGCCACCAACATACTAATGTAAGGAAATAAAATGAAGATCGAAGATATCAAAAGCATGGCGCGCGCTTGGAACCAAGTTCAAGAAGCGTCATACGGCAAACCTAAAAAAGAAGCGATGGATCCAGTTGATCCTAAAGAGCTAAAAGGCAAGCACAAAGATCGTAAAGACAAAGACATTGACAATGATGGCGATGTAGATAAGTCAGATGAATATCTCCACAAGCGTCGTAAGGCAGTTTCTAAAGCTATTAAAGGTAAAAATACCGAGGTTGAAGTACAGACCAATGAAGGTAAGTATGTGGGCGAAGGTGTTGAAGTGCTTGGCGAAGACGTTGCAAAAATGTCGCATGGTCGTCTCAAGTGGCATATGAATACTGGCGTACCACATGGTCGTTACAGTAAATCTGAAATGAAAACTGAGAGAGACCGTCGTCTAAAAGCAGGCGAAGGCGAAGCGTATCGTAAAGCAAAGCCTGGATTAAGCGAAGCGGGCGAAGAGCTCGACGAATTGAGCAAAAAGACTCTTGGTTCATATGTTAAAAAAGCTGCTGATGATATGGCTAATAATGCATACACATTAGGTGCTAGAGATCCTTTAAAACCAAAAGGCTCATGGAATAAAGCTTTCAAGCGCGGTAAAGGTATTGCAAAGGCAACCGATAAACTCACAAAAGAAGCTAAAGATCACGGCAACATGAACAATGGTTCTCAGAGTGGCGAAGGTCTTTCACCTTCTGCAAAGAAAGAACTGGCACGCACTACACCTATGCCAGACGCAGTGAATGAACCAATGGTAGATAAGAAGACGTTCGATGCTATTCGTGCATCTGGTAAGAAAGCACCTATGCGTTCTAATGATAATGCCCAAGGCGATAAAACCGCTCCAAAAACAGGGAAATAATTAATGGCTATCCAAGCTCCTGCATTTCAAAAAAACGCTGTCCCTTCATTGAAGGGATGGCATCATCCTAAAACCAACGAGCTTCTAAAAGCTACTCGTCACAGTCAAGATCAATTAGATGAGTTCTACGGTGTGGCAGTAGAAGAGCCAGCCCCCGTACCAGCACCTGAGCCTGTTGTCGAGAATGAGGTAGATGAAGATCTTGCTTCTATGTCTAAGGCCCAATTGGAAGAGTTTGCCCGGGATAATCTAGAAGTAGAACTTGACCGTAGACTATCTAAGAAAAAACTATTGGATGAAGTATCGTCATTAATGAAAAGATAATTGCATGAATCATGATTTACTGGAAGAAGATCTGGTAAGGTTTGCAGCGAAACATTATTACTCTCCAAAGGGTAAGATCGATCCTGAAGAATTTTATAATGATTTAAAACGATTTAAATACATCAAGCGTTTGGTGAATAGATATTTGGAAACAGGTAATCTATCAGAACGCTTGATATTAAATCATACAATTGTTATTTTCAATGTGTTCGGTAACTATGCTGCTATACGAATGCTAGGACTAAAGCTAGAAAATAAGCATTGGGCTGTAATAAAGCCTTTTCTAGTATATCTTAATTATATAAGACCTGGTCAGCTTGATGATATAGAAGCTGACCGAAACATTACTGGAAACTTAAAGAGGTTATAATGGGATTAATTAAACAAGCTGGTGATTTAGTATACACTTTTAGGTTTCTTACATTGCTTGTCACTCCGTTTGACAAGACCAAAGCCTATGAAGTAGGCATTATTGATGAGAATGGTAAAAAGAATAAAGACTTTTCTTTTAACACTACAGAAGACCGCAGCAATTATAACAATTACTATACGCCGTTTCACAGGCTTGTATTTAATGTAAAGCGGCTAATGGCGAAAGCACCAGGCGGCAGCAGTCGTCTGGCATCCTATGCTGCAGCACTATTTTTAATTAAAGAGAATTACTCTGTGTCAGAGAAAAAGATTCTTAAATCACTAAGCGATGCTGGTATCGATCCAACAGATTTACTTGCAGAAGAAAGCAACTGGTTTGTGCTAGAAAGCGGACAGCTTAGTCCTGGTGTGTACAAACTACGCCATGAGAAAGAAGCACACAAGGTTGATATTACATTCTTACCAAATGAAAAAGTCTTAGTTGGTGAAGAGTGTATGCCTATTGGTGAGATGTTTGGTATAAATATTTACGAAGCAACACACATGAGATCGAAACAAAGGGTCTATGTAACATCACTGGAGCTACTACGATGAAACCCGAATGTAAAGATTGTCTTAAAGAAGAAGCTGAAGGCGCGCCCTCGGTAAACACTTCTTCTATTCCGAATCCTGCGAAGACAGCTATGGGACCACGTTTTAAAGCACATAATATTACAGATCGCCGCCGCCGTAAAGATAAGCATCCTATTGTACTAAAACGATTCAGAAAGTATATGGAAGACAATGGTTAAGATCTATATTGCACTTTTTATTCTTGCTATGGTAGGATCAATTTCTACTGGTGTATATTTCTATTACACCTCAACGCAAGCAACTATTGCTACGCTAAGAGAAAATAATGTAAAGTTAGAAGTAGCACTAGAAACCGCTACGGCAAGTCTCGAGACAATGAAAGCAACTGTTGAAAAGACGAATAAACTTAACAAGAAGCTTCAGAGTGATCTACAAGCCGCTGAAGCATATACAGATGAACTAAGATCCAAGTTTTCTCGATTGAACCTTGTACAGGATGCTCTGAGAGACTCTTATAAGCTGGAAGGAAAGATGAATGGTGCAACTGCAAAACTATGGCGGAACTTTATGGAAGACACCGGCAATCCTGACATTAGGCCTCTTCCTGAGTGGCTGCGGAGTCGGGATGAAACCGGAGACGGAAGTAAAAGTGGTGACGAGAGTGGAACAAACCTCGATCCCGACAGTAGCACGACCGAAACCGATACAGCTGAATGACACTCGTGTTTGGGTAGTCACAGAAGACAATCTAGAAGAATTTCTTGAAAACTTTAAAAAGACATACGGTGAAGTAGCATACGTTGCACTATCGATGCGGGACTATGAAAACTTAGCATTAAACATTGCCGATCTTCAAAGATACATCGGGCAACAAAAAGAAGTCATAGTCTATTATGAAAAGGCTGTAACACCAGAGCCTGAAAAAAAATAGCATATATGGTAAAAAAATGTTTAAAACATACCATATATGCTGTTTACAAGCTTTAGCTTTTCATATATAATACTACCAATAAAGATAATTAACTAACCTATAAAACAGAAAGCCTGACCATATGGGTCAATGGCTTGTGTTGTATGCATTGTGGAGTAATATATGCTATTCGAAGAACAAATCTCACGTAAGCCAGATCTTTATCCCTGGACAAAAGAATTTATGGATGCCATCTGGAGCGGCTTCTGGACACCTGATGAGTTTAATTTTACTTCGGATTATTCACAATTTAAAAGTGAGATGACGCCACAAGAGCGCGAAGTGCTTGTGCGTGCTCTTTCTGCTATTGGCCAGATTGAAGTAGCTGTTAAGACCTTCTGGGCAAATCTTGGTGACAACCTCCCGCATCCATCCTTGCGTGATCTTGGTTATGCTATGGGTAACTCTGAAGTTATCCACAACATGGCGTACGAGAAGCTGCTTGACGTTCTTGGTCTTACAGACATCTTTGAGCGCAATCTAGAGAATCCTATTATTGCTGGTCGCGTAGACTATCTACGTAAGTACAGTAAAGGCGTATACAAAGATGAGCGCAAGCAGTACATCTATGCAATCACGTTGTTTACTCTTTTTGTTGAGAATGTTTCGCTGTTTTCGCAGTTCTATATTATCCTCCACATGAATAAGAACAAAGCTATTCTCAAGGACACAGCACAGCAGGTCAAGTACACCCGCAATGAAGAGATGCTGCACGCACAGTGTGGTATTAAGCTTATCAACACGATGCGTGAAGAGTACCCAGAGCTATTCGATGAAGAGCTGGAAGCACGCATTGCAGAAGAGATCAAAGATGCTATTGGATACGAGAGCGAAGTAATTCGCTGGATCATGGGTGACTATGAAGAGCTTGGTCTTTCCAGTGACATCCTCATCGAATTCATCAAGAAAAGAATGGTAGATAGTCTTGAACAGATCGGATTCGATCACGAGATTACCTACGACAAAGAGAAGCTTAAACTAACTAAGTGGTTTGACGAAGGTCTATACGGTTCAAACATGGTAGACTTTTTCCATGGACGCCCAGTTGATTACGCTCGTGGCCAAGGCGTATCAGCAGACGATTTATTTTAATAGGAGTATATAATGACATTTAATTGGCTTAACGAAGACTCACGTACATTTTTGTCTCGTGGTTATCTAGAAGAAGGTGTGTCTGCAGAAGACCGCATCTCAGAGATCGCGCTTGCGGCAGAGAAGATTTTGAACAAACCTGGCTTCGCCAAGAAGTTCAATAAGTATATGTTGGCAGGCTACTACAGTCTGTCTTCACCCGTTTGGTCCAACTTTGGTGCTAATCGGGGTTTGCCTATCTCCTGTAATGGGGTAAAGGTAGACGATTCAATTGAAGAGATCCTGCAAAAGGTATCAGAGGTAGGCGTACAAACCAAGCTTGGTGCTGGTACGAGTGGTTACTTCGGAGATCTTCGCCCACGCGGGACATCCATTCGTGGTGGAGGTAAAGCAGATGGTCCTGTTCATTATATGCGGCTCTACGATACTAGCACTGATGTTATTAGCCAGGGATCAGTCAGACGAGGCGCGTTTGCTGCTTATCTTAACATCGATCATCCTGATGTACATGAGTTTCTAGAGATTCGTGAGCCAGGTGCACCTATTCAAAACATCTCTATTGGAGTTACTATCTCTGATGAGTGGATGGAGGATATGATTACTGGTAATCAAGAGAAGCGTGAGACTTGGGCAAAGGTGCTACGTAAGCGTAAAGAGACTGGTTATCCCTATCTGTTCTTTAGTGACACTGTTAACAACAACAAACCTAAAGTGCTTAAGGATCACAACTATCCTATCTGGGCATCGAATCTTTGTTCTGAGATTGCACTACCTTCTAGCAAAGATTGGACATTTGTTTGTAACCTGTCGTCTATGAATCTTGTTACATGGGACGAATGGAAAAACACTGACGCAGTAGAGATAATGACTTACTTCCTTGATGCTGTCATGGAAGAGTATATCAAGAAGACTAAAGGCGTCCGCTTTATGGAGACCGCGCACAACTTTGCTAAGCATTGGCGCGCTCTTGGAATCGGTCAGCTTGGTTGGCATTCTCTGCTACATTCTAAGATGATGCCGTTTGAATCATTCGAAGCACTTGAGCTTACTGAAGAGATCAGCGAATTCATCGATCAACGTTCCCTTGCAGCATCGAAAGAAATGGCTGATATCTACGGTGAGCCAGAAGGTATGAAAGGATACGGCGAGCGTAACCTTACTCGTTGCGCTATTGCACCTACCACATCTTCTAGCTTTATCCTCGGCCAAGTATCACCATCGATTGAACCACTTGCATCTAACTACTTTGTAAAAGATCTTGCCAAAGGAGTCTTCACATACAAGAACCCTTGGCTTACAGAAGTATTGGAAGCACACGGTAAGAACGATGATGATACATGGGATGATATTCTTATCCACAAAGGATCGGTGCAACATCTAGACTTCTTGACTGAGAATGAACGTAATGTGTTTAAAACATTCTCTGAAATCTCTCCTCTGAATGTAGTACAACAAGCAGCGGCTCGACAAGCATACATAGATCAAAGCC